AGAGTTTTCAAAATTAAACACTTATGATAATAAAATGCTTGCTGATTTATTAGCTATGTATGGTGGGTTTAAAGCTTATCTAGAAACTAAGATTGGTGATATTGAATCTAAAGTGGGGGCTTTAAATGCAGCTTTCGATGAAGGTTATAGTTCAGCTCTGCATAGAACTGTCAAACTATACGAAGAACAAGATAAGAAAAAACCTACTAGAGATGAATTAAAAGGTGAGATAATGGACACCCATGAAATTCTAAGGGAAATGAAAAGAGACATAATTGAACAGGAAGCCGCACAAAAGAAAATTCAAGGACTATTAAATACTTATACAACTGCCTATCAAACAGTTAGTAGGGTAGTCACTCTTAGAACAAATGGGGAAAGACTATGATATATTTAGGATTAGATACTTCTAGTAAAGCAATTCATGCTGCAGCTGTAAATCCTGACGAAGAATTAGTTGCTTTATATAAATGGAGTTGTGACACCAAAAAAACATTCCCAGAAAGGTTCCCCGAGTTGATAAAGAATTTTTCTGATGAATTAAGTACAATAAATAGAATAGATTTTGCAACTATCGAAGCTTCAATATTTGCTCAAAACAGAAGTGTTGTTGGCACACTTGCTAGTGTTGTCGGAGCCGTATGGGCTATTCTTGTATTACAAGGTATACCAACTGTACGTGTAGATAATAATACTTGGAAGAAAGACGTAGTGGGCAAAGGCAATGTAAAAAAAGATGAAATCAAGCGATTTGCTGAAGAAAAGTGGGGAGACAAATTCCCTGAACAAGACTACGCTGATGCTGCATGCATAGCGTTATGGAACAAAAGGAGGTTCTAGTATGAGTATAGCTGGTGGACTAACCAAGGTAGTTAGAGGTTTTCAAATGTTCTTTCCGGGCAAGAAGGAAGGGCCTAAAAGGGAATATAAAGATAAATTCCCAAAGAAACTCCCTACCATAGAAGATGTAAAAAAGAAATATGGCACAGTTGTTTGGTGTAAATTCACAGACTGTGGAAGTAATCAACAAGTAAAAAATTTACAAAGAACTACAGGTACTTTATTGAAAAGACAAAATTATACACCTATTGCAGAACAAGAACATATATGGGCTGGGATATGTACTAGGGGAGAGATAGGTATGCAATACGATGCTATAAAATTACCGCATGGTTCAAAAATAAAATTTCCAAGTTGTTACACAGCTCATACAGATAAAACAGGATACTGGGATTTCTCTCAATTCTTAAATTCTGATGGAACACCATTGGGAGGAAACATAGATTCACAACACGTATCTGATGCAGGATATGGAATGAATGATTCTAACAGTATATATGACCAATTCAAGGATTAAAAAAATATGCCAAAACACATACCAGATGAAATAAAGTTGAAAGCAATGGAGCTATTTCTTAAAGGAGACAAGACAGCCAAAGATATAGCCAAAGAAGTTTCAACTGATGAGCACCAAGTGGCACCCCCCACTATTTATATGTGGGCTAAAAGAGACAAATGGGGTGAACAGAAAGCTGTGGCTATAGCAGACACCCAAAGAAATTTAGCAGAATCCGAAGGACAAAGGTTTGCTAGATTACAGTCAGAACAATTAGACACCTATACACAGATTGCTAACAAAGCAGGCAATGAAATACAGGGTCTTACTTTTGACAGACCTTTAGATGCGGCTAGGGCGGCAGACATTGGTATAAAAGGACAAAGAGAAGTATTACAAGGTATGATAAATATGGAGTTTGTTCAAGATATAATGACTGTTTTAATTGAAGAGGTAACAGACCAAGACACTTTACAACGAATTGGCGTAAAGTTAAAAGCTATTGAACAAAAACACCGAGAGATATAAGTATGGCTAAAGATGTTCTAAGCGTTGAAAATGCATTTAATATGTTATCTGATGGATTACTTGAACAAAAAAGGTATGAAGTCGGGACATTCCGGGAGTTTATTGAAAATATATGGGCAGAATCATATGATAACCCAGAGTATTTTAAAGCTTGGCATGTAAGTTTACTTGCAGAAGATATTGAAGAATGTCTAGAAACAGGTTTGAATTATGTCGGGGTGTTACCCAGAGGGCATTTTAAATCAACTATTTTAGGACATGCCTTTAGTGTGTGGAGATTGTTGAAGGCTCCTAGGGATATGTCTATACTTTATCTTTCTTATAGTGATGGTATGGCAAAATATCATATTGCTGAGATAAATAAAACTATTTCAAGAAATCCTATTATTCCTGAGCTCCTTATAAACAGAAACCCAAAGGCTGATTTTTCAGCTAGGTTTTATAAAAACAACAAACCTATGGAAATTATGCATGGGGGGTTGTTTTCTTTCAAACGAGGTATGCACGTAAATGGTGCTTTGATTGCTGATGACGTGCTACGAGACCCAGAGAACCCACTAAATATAGGGCAGATAACTAAAGTAGAAGACCACTTTATGACAGAGTCAATGTTCATACCTTTAAAAGATGCTCCTGTAATTGTTGTGGGTACACCTATGATGCCAAACGACATATTAGCTAAGTTACAAAATGATGAACGATTCAAGGCTAGAGTATTACCGGCACTAGACCCAGTGCCCGGCAGAAGAGTGTTGGCCCCCGAAATAATGAGTGAAAAGTACTTGTTAGCACAACAAAAAGCTAGACCTAAGTCTTTTGCTTCGGAGTTTATGTTGATTCCTCATTTTGCCACAGAGTCTTATTTCAATGAAGAAGATATCACTAAATGTGAAGATGACACTTTGCGGTCAGTCCCTGCGACTAAAAAATATAAAAACTGGGAAACCGGAGACCAAATCTTTGGGGGCTTTGATGTGGGTAAGAAAAAACACCCATCCCACTTAGTATTGTTTAAAAAAAGGGGTGAGCGGATAGAACAAATTCATTCATCATTTTTAGACGGTTGGAGTTACTCTGACCAGATAGAATATTTGAACGAGGTAGCAGATAACTTTGATTTAGATTCAGGTTATATTGATAACACTAGAGGAGAGTTAGAAGACCGTGGATTAGACGCTAGATGGAGAGGTATGCATTTTTCACAAAAAAGCAAAAATACTATGGCCGGAGTCTTTGAAAAATTTGTCCATGCTGGTATATTAAAACTAATAAAGGATGAGCGACAGAAGCAACACATTCTGTCTGTAAGCAATGATTTAAAAGCTCCCGATACTCCAATGGGTCATGGGGATGCTTTTTTTTCAATTGCAATGGCATTACAGGCAGCCCATGATACAGCATATAAGTTCGTAGATTTGGGCAGTGCTAATGATTGGTACAATGCTATTAGTCCGGGAGAAACCCCGGAAAGTCGGAGAATGATGCAGGACGATATGAAAGGTATCAGTAAGGAACAACAGAAAAATCCATTGAAGATGGAACCTGTTAATCCTATGGAACGAGCGTCTCTAGCACCAAATCCACAGTGTAAAGAAGCAGTTTGCAGTTCTAATTTCTGGGTTCCAGAAAGAGGATTATGTTTATACTGTGGGTATAGAAAGTAAGAAATAAAATAAAAATAATAAGAAGGAGGACCTTAGTTCCATGACGACAGAAATAACACAACAAGAAGCATCAGATTTAGTAGAATTATCAGACCAAGCAAACGTTATCTTGGAACACAGGTATTTATTAAAAAACACCGACTCTAAAATCATTGAATCTCCAACAGATTTATTTAGACGTGTTGCTAAAGCAATAGCATCTATTGATTCTGACTATATTACTTTACCGGTTGAAACAACTTTAACTGAGCAAGATTTTTTTACAATGATGAAGAACTTAGAGTTTGTGCCGAACTCTCCTACTTTGATGAATGCTGGTACTGAACAAGGGACACTGTCTGCTTGTTTTGTGTTGCCTTTAGAAGATAGTATGGAAGGGATAATGAAAGCTTCTCACGATGCGGCTATGGTACAGAAATTTGGTGGAGGTACTGGATTTTCTTTGTCTAAGTTAAGACCTAGAGGGGATAAAATTCAATCTACTCATGGTATTGCCTGTGGTCCAATCGAGGTTCTAAAGACTCTTTCACGAGTATCTTCTATGATAACTCAGGGCGGTAAAAGAGATGGAGCGAATATGGCAGTGATGTCAATTTACCACCCAGACATTTTAGAATTTATTGAATGTAAATCAAAAGAAGGTGATATACATAACTTTAATATTTCAGTCGGAGTTGATTCTAATTTCATGAAAGCCGTAGAAGGCAATATGGATTACAATTTAATTAACCCTAAAAGCAATGAAGTTGTGGGAACTCTTAGTGCACGTGAAGTATTTAACAAGATTGTTCATGGGGCGTGGAAAAATGGTGAACCCGGAATGATTTTCCTTGACCAAGTAAATAAAGATAATCATGTAATAGATACTTATGGTGAAATGATTGCTACAAACCCATGTGGTGAGCAACCGCTACTAGGTAATGAGTCTTGTAACTTAGGGTCTATCAATCTAGCTAAGTTCTATCAAAGGTCAGATGGGCCTACTCATGGGTGGCAAGAGAAAATAGACTGGTCTAGATTAGAGCATGTGATACAAACATCTGTTCATTTCTTAGACAATGTTATAGATGCTAATAAGTATGCTACTCCTGAAATAGAGCAAATGACTAAATCAACTAGAAAGATTGGTTTAGGTGTAATGGGCTTTGCAGATTTGTTGATTCAAATGCAAGTTCCTTATAAGTCTAAACTAGCAAGAGAAATTGGTAGCAAATTGATGCATAAAATTCGAGAGGTAGCTGACCAAGAATCCTTAGACTTAGCCGTTAAGAGAGGTGTTTTTCCAGCATGGGAGAACAGTAATTACGATAGAGAGACCGAACAATTTAGAAATCACTGTAGACTTACTGTAGCACCTACAGGAACAATATCAATGATAGCTGACACATCTAGTGGTATTGAACCTACATTTGCATTGGCTTGGAAGAAACAAAACATTCTTGAAGGCAAGACACTAAACTACGTAAACAAATATTTTGAAGCAGATGCTAAAAAGCATGGGTTTTATTCTGAAGACTTGATGGATTATTTAGCTGAGGGCGGTTCTTTAGCTAGTGCTCCACAGGTCCCAGACTGGGCAAAAGATGTATATGCTACTGCTCCTGAGATATCTCCGGAAGACCATGTACTGATGCAAGCTGCTTTTCAAGAACACTGTGATTCAGGTATTTCTAAAACAATTAATTTTGCTAATTCTGCTACTGTAGAAGATGTAGAAAATGCTTATATGCTTGCTTGGGGAGAAGGTTGTAAAGGAATTACAGTCTATAGAGCGGGTAGTAGAGAAAAAGAAGTGCTTGTAAAAGGTAACAAAGAACAGGCAGAACAACCAACTTTAGATGGATTTGACTTAGAAGAACAGGTTCTAAATGAAGCTGAGGAGTACGATTGTTGCGATATTCCTAACATAGTTTTTGAGTCAGGTTGTGAGACATGTAAGTCTTGTGGGTGGAGTGCTTGTAAGATTTCGTAGGTAAATACGAAAAAGATAGTATAATATAAAGATAGAAAAGTTTTAGGAGAGACCTATGGTATTAGGAAACATGATGAATGAGAGCGGTCAACAGTATGTAGCTGTCAAAGATGATAAGAATACATGGAGAATATTAGATACTTGGCACGCAGACTTAAAGATGTTAAGTGCTGATGATGATATTCCGGATGACAGTGCCGCAGTCATTGCATTATCTGAAGGACAATTTATCGCTTTAGTAAAGGAAGCTGCTAGCCTAGGCGTTTTGGAGAACGCAAATTTTGGTTCTGACATAGACACAAGTGAGTTAGAATACGAAATAGAAACAAAAGATATAAAAATTCAACAGTTAGAGGAAAAATTAAGTAACCTAACGAAAGAAAAAAATGTTGTTGAAAGAGCTGCTTCCCGTTCAGAAGAGTTTGAACTAAAAGAAAAAGCTATGGATAACATACTAAAGTTAGTATCAATGCAAGATATGACTAAATTAAGCAGGGATTAATAATGAAATTATCTGAATATCTACCTCAAGTTCCACAAATGCAACAGCAGATGGCGGACTTAAATAAACAAATAAGTTTATTAGATGTAATGAAGTCTACTGGGGATACAGGGAATGCCCCAACTATAGGTCTAGACCAAATTGTAAATACTTGGGTTAGACACCAAATGGCTTATCGCCAGCAATTAATACAAGACTTACAAACAGTGGCGTATTCTGTAGAAGAAATTAGAGGACCGGTATCACATATTACAGGAGAGGTTTTCAGACGAGGTATACAAATAAAACCTAGTGCTGATAAACCTGATACAGAACAAAGAAAACGATTAACTAAGTGGCTAAAAGACTGTAATGTGTTTGACCAAAGCATGGAAGAAGTATTACGTCAGTTTCATTTTGATGTTAATACTTTAGATGACGGGTTTCTATACTTAGCTAAAGAATACAAAGACAATGGCGATGGAACTGTTTCTTCTAGACTTCAAGAAATCCGAAGATTGAATCCTGCGTTAGTTGAATTTGATTTAGATTCAGCGGGGTTACCTAAAAATTCACATTTTGTTTGCCCTATACACAGAGAGAACATACAAGAGTCCGGTGAAGTATGTGCCCAAGACGATTGTAATGTAAAACCAAAACCGGCAATGTATAAGTATTATCATAGAAGTGCTCATTTATATTTCTTTGATGAGGAAATTATACATCTATCTAAATTTTCACCATCTGAAACATATGGGTGGTCACCAATACTTACCATTTTTGAAAAAGCTTTGACGCTAGTAGGTATGGATAAAAACCTTTACAGGTATTTCTT